TGTAAAATAAGCAAACGGATTTTTGCCCTCTGGTTTAAAGTTATGAGCATAAAGAATCGCATTTTCTACTGCATCACCAACCATTTCTTCTCTGTATTGATAATTAATAAAACACGCCCTTCTAGATAAACCTTGAGCAATTTTTAAAAAACAACTTCCAATATATTCAGTGATTGGTGGTCTGGCCTCTCCTGATTCATCTGCTTCTACTATACCTTTTTTCCATTCACACAATGCGGCATGAAACTCTTTATTGTCAACATAATGAGCAGGATTTTTCTTATGCTTTGCCATTTTACCACCTTTCTGTTTATCAAATCTAAAAATACATTATACCACACTGTGGCAATTTTGTCAATATATTGAGTTTTGGGTTTGGGCTTGGGCTGTGGGGTCTTGACAAGAGAAAAATAATGTGATAAATATAAAGACTCTTGAGGGTTTTTGGGATAAAAAGAACTTACGTATAATCCTCAGAATACGGCGACCAATCGTCTAAATCATTCCCATAGTTTTCTCGGTCTTTGTTGATCGATGATTCATCCCATGTTTCATCTGCAGATGGATTGCTCATATGGCTCTCAATGATGTCATGGACAATATTGTTAACAATTTCTTCAAAGGTGACACTGGTATAGTCATCATCTTCACCATCCATGGTGTCCTGGCCAGGGGCGATCATATCGATAGCATGCGGGTTTTCTGATAAATCGATATCAGGAGAGTCTTCTTTTATTTTTTGGAATTCATAGGCTTTTATTGCATCTCTATTGGGTGGAAGAATTGCAAATATCATATCTTTGGGTATTGCAATACCTTTCACTGCCGAAAACTCCACCCAATTGTTTAGAAAAACAATTTCAGTTCTAGACATACCAGTTTGATCCGATGGATCACCCATAAAAACAGTGTTTATCCTCATCGGTCTATCCAAATATAGGCTAGTTTTATTCGAATTACTTATTTTGCAAATTAGTTGTTCACCCGTTTTAAGTCTCAGGATTCGAATATTATTATTTGCATTGATTTTCTTTTTAAAATGCATCAGTCTAGTTTTACGATTGCTTCTGCAGCTGGTGCCGTTGCCTCCAACGTAGATCCAACTCTAGTACCAGCGACATCCATAAAAGTTCCAGTGGGGACACTTCTGAATATTGTCGATGCACCATCACCATCGGTAATATGTACATGACCACCGGTTCCAATATATAAGCCCTTAAATCCACCCGTTGATCCGCCTGTACCCACAGTTGCATGATAATTAAAGGTTCTTGAAGACATAAAAACTACTCCCTTATAAGCTTATCCGTTTATATTTATAACGATCTGATTCACGTCAAAATTCTCAGAATTATAAATTTCCAGCCTTTCCTCATAATGACGGTAAGTATGATTGACGTATTTCTTCCATCTTAAATCATCACTTATATCAAACAAACGTGCTTTTTCTTTTTGGTCTGATTTTCGGAGTTGCCTGCCAATAGACTGGAGGACGCGTATCCTTGACTTAGAAGGAGAAGCAAAAATAATATTATGAAGCTTTTTAATGGAAACGCCTGTGGAGAATGTCCCATAGGAGGCTACAATAATTGCATCATCTTCCTGTTCAGTTATTCTTCTTATATCTTCCCGGATATCTGCAGATACTCCCCCGTGGACGAGAAATACTTTTCCTTTGCTTTTAGATGTCATCTGATCATAAAGGGGTATTCCATGGTTCTTGACGTACTGAAATAGTATCAGAGTGTTTCCCTTGACCTTTTTCGCAAGATCTGTTATGAAGTCGTTCCTTGCTTGGAGTTGTATTAGCTGACTAATTTCTTCTTGATAGGTCAACCTTTTATATGATTTACAAATCTCCATAGGGTATTTGAGTAGTATAGAATCAATTTCAAACTCAGAAAGAATTTCTTTATTGATTAGATCTTTAGTGGATGCAGCCTTAAAAACCACACCAAATAGTCCTTCAATCATTAATTTATGTGCTTTTGTCCCATCTAAAGTCCCTGTCGTCCCGATTCGGATGGGGCAGTTAACTAGTTTTTCCATGATGGCTGTTAATGATTTTGCTTTATATAAATGACATTCATCTCCAAAAACGACCCCAAACTGGTCAAAATATTCTGGAGGCATTTTATAGAGAGATTGCCATGTCGATATGGTAACCTGTAAATCTGTCTCTTTTTCCTTACCAGAATAAATCCTATGACAATTTTCTTCAACACACCAATCTGATTCGGAAGAGTAGTCTTCAAAATCAGTATACATTTGCTCAACTAGGCTGGTAGTTGGGACAAGAATTAAGATCTTTTTATCGGTCATGGTCTGATAATGCCGCATTAGACTGTATATAATGAGGCTTTTTCCGCTACCTGTTGGACTTAAGAGCAGTGCGCGATCGTTGTTCAGGCAATGTTGTATTGCAGTGATCTGATGCTCATGCGGGGAAATCCTAACACCCCCCGAACAGGGCTTAATTGATTCATCCATGAAATTTTCAACGGCGTTTAAGTTTAATTTTTCGCTGGTTCCCGGATGAATATCCCCCTGGAAGGAAAACCCATAACCTCTGTCTTCGCAAAATTTAATTAAATAGGGAAGAAGCCCCGCATATAAATTCCGCTTGAACATATTGAACAAACGAATCTTACCATCCCATTTTTGGTATTTAAATGCGGGTGTGTATTCAGCCCCCGGAACATTAAAAGTGAAAAATTCACTTATTTCCTTGGCGGTGTCTCGTTCACATTCTATATGAATGTAAACTGAATTTACATGGGATATTTTTATCAAATTTAATGACCTCCATGCATGAATTTCCGCCATTCAATAGCATTACGGATGTGCCAGTTTCGATTGTTTATTGATTTGATGACATCTTCAAGATATTTAACCTTGGTTTCAGAATAGGCTTTCCTGTCCCGAATTAGACATAGTTCTTTATCTGAATCTAGGTATATACTAACATCTTGCCTGAGAATTTTATGCTGAAATGGCTTCCATTCTAGCCTATCCAGTTCTTCTTTGTCTAATTTACCGGTATAGTATTCCCATTTTAGTCGGAATAGCTGTTTATATTCGGTTTCTAATTTTTTAAATCTCAGAATTTCATCATTCAGGAGATTTAGATACTTAGAATGGACTTGGGGTGTCTTAAGAGCCTCTTGGTCTAAGAGGGTTTGATCAACAACCGAATCTTTTTCTACCATTTTTTTGATATCATCTAGGTTCATACTCAAATTATAACACGGCTAAAAGATCTTGTCAAGTTCTTTCTACTTCATAATAATCATAAGAAAAGGTGACTGTTGATATTAGGGGGGTTGCATCACCATCAGATGAATCAAATGTTAAATCGCTTAGGCTGTTGGGAAACATGTTATAAAATTTAACAATATATTTTGGGTTCATCGAGCTATTTGTTATAGCCAGCATTCCATCTGAATAATGATCCTTAGCATTTTCTAGCATGTGGTCAAAATCATATGTTGAACTTATATTCAATATCCAGTCATGTATTTCTAACCAGTTTTCTAAATTTTCATCCACTATAAAATTCAGACTTAAATCCGCATATTCAGCTCTTCCACCGGGATGTTTTATTTGGGTAAATACGCTGGGCTGTATTACACTAGGAATATTAATTCCGGGAAGAGAAGTTGCTTGACAAAAATATGTCAGGCTAGGGGATCTAAGAAGACTAAATCTAAAAAACGATGCCAATAGCGGGTTATCGCTATCTGGTCGCCTGTCTAAAGGGTTTTTCGGTAGATCATGTGGAATACCCGGAAGATCAGACCCGGTAATACCAGCATTGAAATTGATTTCTGCCATGACTCATAAAACTCCTTATAGTATTTATATACAAAAAGGGGGAGGTCCGAAGACCTCCCCCTTTAGGAATTACTAACTATTCAGAAGGATCAACCCCCCTGTTGTGCACCAGACTCGATACCATGAAGGTCATCGACGCGGAAGATTCTGTAATACTGGTTCTGACGTTGAGCGGCAGAACTTTGCGGATCAGAATTATTTACACCAACGAACGGGTTATTAACCAATCCGTAACGGGTCTTAAATCCAATCTTGGGCTGGAAGGAGTTCTCACCAACCGCACGCACCATTTGCAATGGGACGTATGGGCAGTAGAACATGCCAGCATCATATGGGCTAGAACCTCTATAACCGACCGTGCAGTAATCAACACCCGCATATGGGTCGATATAAACTTTAAGCATACCACCACGGAGAGTTCCGACAAACGTATTGCCAGTGTCATCGACAACCATGTTGCCATCAGCATGATTCATGCTAAGATGACCAGCCATCGACAGTGCCGAAGCAACATCGCTGGAGCAAACAAGGATATTACCCTTGCCTCGACGTGTTTGTCTAGCAATGACATTACACTCACGCTCGATTTGGAAGAGAAGACCGGCGAACCGTTCACTCGACCAACGACCATCAGTGTCTCGAATTATGCTATAGACACCACCAGCACCAGAAGCAACACCGAATTGAGTAGCACCGGCTGCCTTGCTATAAAGGTCAGTCTGCTGGCAACCCAGTCTAGCAGTGTTGTTAATTGATCGAACGACCTCGCGGTTGATTTCAGCAAGGATTTCGTTGCTAAGAATATTAGCAAGTTCAGTCTCTGCATCAAGACCATGAACAGCCTTGAGATCTTGTGCGAGTTCAGTCGTGTACTCTGCCTTGAGGGCACGAGTCTTAGCAACGACTGATGTACGATCAATGGTGAATGCCATTTCACCGAATTTATTAGCAGTCGAATCACCCAGTGCTTCAGCAGCACCCAAAGTGTAACCACCAGTAACAAGGTAACTTTGTGCAGCACCACTGGAACCCATTGTACCACCCATGGTGACACCACTAAACGGGTCGCTAATTTCAGCAGTAGGTGAACCGGCATAACCAGTAGAACCAGCACCCGCCATTGTAGTGGTCGCCTCATCGAAGAGTGCTTCGTTACCACTTTGTAAATCATACTTGGCCTTGAGGGCAAAGATGAGTCCGGTGGGACCGGTCATTGGTTGAACACCGCAGATGTCGTATGCCATGAGATTAGGCATAGCACGACGAACGAGTGAAATCAAAACCGGATTAAAGGATTTGATACCACCAGCACCATCTGCTGCATTACCAGAGGGACTACCATATTGATTAGCAGGAGCGGCTTCCCAAAGACCCTGTTCACGCATTGCCTGCTCTTGATTCTCAAGGAGAATGGCAGTTACGTTTCTTCGGTACTTATTTGAAATAGGCTCGAGTTCTTTATGGTCTAAAAGTGGTGACCATTTTGTTTTAAGTTGTTCGGCAATCATAGCCGAGTCATCGTTGTTATTTGTGAACATTTAATGTTCTCCCTGTTGCGTCAGAACTTTTTCAGAATTCTCTGACTTGTCTATTGATTGATTGAAGGTATGAATTCATCACGGGGTCTTCAGAAGAAACTGGTTGTGAACCCTCTGTAATATCTGCATCATTTAATTCAGGTTCTGGATTAGAAGAACCCGTAACGGCAGGTCGCCGCGAGAAATACGATTTTTTAAGAATTTCAAGTTTGCTTCTATATTGGTCTATGGTATCGTATTCAAGACCCTCTGCTAGTTTAGCAAACTTTTCTTTTTCGGTGTCTAAGAGACTCTCAGAAACTTCAGCAAATACATTTTTGCATTCAACATCTGATGTTTCTTTTCTAATTACTATTTCTTTCTTGAGCTGTTCGTTGATTTGACTTTCTAAAGTTCCAATCTTATTTTCTAACTCATCAATAAGATCTCGTCTATCTTCATCAACAACCACATGATGCTCGTTAAGAAGACCCCTTAAACCTCTCATAAAGCTTTCAGTAACTTCTGTTCTGATACCCTTATCTACTGCTAGTTTATTCTCTTCTAGCCATTCAGTAACAACATAATCAAGATATTGATCGACTTGCTCGGTCACTTCCTTGTTGTTGTGGTCGTTCATTTCTGCTAAACGGTTTTGTGCTGCCTGCATAATATGCTCAGCAATAACAGAAACCTTAGCACGAATAGCGGCATTGAAAACCTCTGCAAGATTACTTTTGGTATCTTCTGAAAGGGATTCATCGTTGATAAGCGCAGCGACATCAGTTTTGTCTTTAAGACTTTCACTGATGATAGATTCCAAGTCAAGATTAAATGATTCGAATGGAGGCTTTGTTTCATCCTCATCCTCTTCATCATCTACCTCATCTTCTTCATCTTCAGACGGAGCGTTTTGACTTACCATCTCGACGCCGGGAACGTCTACTGGATCAGTGTCTAGCTCTTTGCCATCTGGGAGATCTGAATCCGGAGTTAGATCTTCTGGATCACCGTCTTGCTCTGGGGTATCTTTTACAGCCTTTTTAGGATCCTCAACAGGTGCATCTTCAGATAACACACCAGCATCTTCCCGGTTTTGCTGCTTGCGGAAGATATCTTCATATACTTCCTGAATTGGATCGTTATTAGCCATTGATAAATCTCCTAGTATGATAGGCTTTCCTAATATATATAAACGTCATAGGCTTGACAAAAATCTATTGAAAGCCTCAATATACTTAATTTCTTTTTCTTTTTTACTTTTAATTGTCAGTTCTGCTTCATTTATTATTGGTACTATTTCATCCAGTACCGCTTCGGTAAAGTGTCCGTTATTCCAAACCCAGTCTTTGCCTTCCATAACACCATTTACAAATGCTTCTGGTGCGGAAGGGTCTGCAACAATATCAACTGCTGCTAACATAAAATCGGATTGTACTTCGTTAACACCACCGTTATTTTTCTTAAGCGAACCCATGCCTCTTGAAGAAACGCCTATTTTTGCGCCCTCATCAATAAGATTTTTAACAATTTTACCATATGGGGTATCCATGATTTTAGCACGACCAACAATATTATTACCATCAACAGAGAGATTTTTAATCATATGCGATACTCTCTCTAAGTTGACTGTTGGTCCTTCTGGGTGACCTAATTCACCCAAAGCACGACTGGTAGAAACATATTCGTTATTATAACGGTCTGTTTCTTTAATCAAAACATCTCTTGGATATACCCTACCATTTCTATTTTGTTTTTCAGACTGCATAAAAACTCCCTCAATGAAGTAATCTTTAGAACCGTCTTCTCTTGATTCTGAAACAGTTCTAACGCCGTCTAAATTTGTTTCTATTATTAGTTTCATTCTTCTTCCTCGGGCATTTCTTCATCTTCTGACGCGGATTCTGGTTTGTTGTCTGGGTGTTTAGCCCATTCTTTTTCTAATTCGTTAAAGAATTTTTTCTTTTCTTCATCCGATAAGTCATTTGGGCTATCACCATCGTACTTGGCAATTATTTTATCAAATAGTGCTTTGTATGCTTTTTGTTCTGGTGATAATTTTTGCTCATGAAGGGAAACCATGTGCATTGAAGCAGTCATCATATTGTATGACGCTGCCAGTAATCCCTCAACATCACCAGATGCCCAATCGTCTTGATTTGATGAACCACCAGCAACATCATCGTCTGCGGGAACATGAGGAATATCAAAGTTAATATTTTCACCCTGTGATAGTGCATGAAGCACTTCTATATGAGCGATAATTTGAGGAAGGTGATCCCTACCCAAAGTTTGTACAACAGTTATTGTTTTATCAATGTCTTTGACACGAACAGCCTTTTCGAGTCTTTTTAGTTCACCGATAGTGTCGTTAATTACTGCTCGAAGTTTTTTATTAAAACCTCTTGCTTTCATTGATCTAGAAATACCATCAATAGTAGATGATAACCATTGCATCAGACCTTCGTGGATCGGGTCACCATCAGCAATTTGTCTACCGGCTTCTGGTGCAGCATCTTTAAGACATTCTGCTGTTTTAGTACATAAAAGTTCGTTGATTTTTTTACTAAAATCCCAAACATTTTCGTCTTTAACATAGCTAATTATTTTTTGGTCTATCATCATTTTATCCTATGAAATGTTGTTCATCCCAAAGCTTACCATTTTCAAAAAATCAGACTTGCAACTTTTTAATTTAGAATCATATACAGCCTTATTACTATTATTTAGTGATTCTCTAATTCTCAAAACCACGTCCGCTGTGCTTGGGTTCACTGTTATAGATTCTTGGGTATCAGAAAAATATATTTTTGAAGTTATCCGATAATTTTTACAATATTCTAATTTTTGAATGACGTTTTCGGGGAGTGGGTTTTCGGGTTTAACACCACCAGTTTCACCGGGAGTATCGTTCTTATACTTTTTGGTCAGCTCGTCTGTACCCTCATCCCCTGCTCCACCTTCTTCTGCTGTCTCTTTTTCTGCTGTC